AAGGTATTAGTATGAGTAATGGTAACGATGACGAAAACGTAGAAGTGACTACGACTACTGTTGGCGGCGATGATGCATTTGACGTATTGGACGCTGAATTTGACGCACGCCTAGCGGCACTTGAAGCTGATAGAACTGAGTATGACGCTTGGGAAATTTATACGGGCATACCATCAGATGTTGTAGTTGTTAGAAGTGATGACCCCTTGGAGCCTGATATCACTATTGGAGACATTTTTGAAACCTACAACAACTTATCTGAAGAAGAACGTCGAGCAGTAGACGAAAAAATGTTAAGCGCAGGGTATTACGCCTACGGGAATAAAGACCTTTCAAATTTAGAAAGCCCTGCTGGTGGGCTGTATGCTTTAAGTAGCGCAATAAAGTATTACGCTACACAAGGCGTTACCCCATTTGACGGGTTACCAGACGCAAACCCTGACGACCTTATTCCAGAAGCCCCAGTTATTTCACGCGCTACAGAAGCGCAAATAAACGCTTTGGCTGATTCAGCGGCAGGTAATCTACTTGGTCGCAACGCTACGGCTGAAGAAAGGCAATTAGCTATGAGTGTTATTAGAGAATTGGAGGCTTCTGCTTCTACTACTGGGATGTCTCCTTCGGGGGCTGATGTTGAGGCTGCGTTTGCTGAGTCTGCTCCGCAGGAGGTTGCTTTAAGAGGTAGCGAAAAGGCTTTGAGTGTGTTTGAAAGTATTGTAGGTCGTTGATATGAGTGATGTAGGTCAAGATAAGAGCGGTAAGGGTGGACCAGTAACAATTCAAGGCATTCCTCCGTGGCGTGACGTTTTGGAAGATTTTTTTGTTGCTGTGTTGCAGGGCATTGATGTTCCGGTAACAGATAATTCTCTTATGTTGATGTTGGCTTGGGCGACTGGGGAGAATACAAAAGCAAGAAATAATCCTTTGGCTACAATAATGTCAAGAGGCAGCAATGGTGAGTCGGTTGAATTATGGGCTGATGATCCAGTTTTTAATGACCATACTGTTAAGAATTTTGCAACGATCACTGACGGGATCGAAGCGACTATAGCTACGCTTAGTCCAGTTAATAAGTTTTATTATAGCGAGAAGAAGGAAACCGGCATAAGTTATGCAGATGTAGTAGAGGTGTTAAAAGACCCTAATGCTTCTATAGCCGATCTTAAAAATACTGTTTCTGGTTCTCTTTGGGGGACACGACATTTTAATGAAGCAACTTATAACAATTATTATGTTAACCAGACGAAAGAGTTGCAGACAATCTGGTCTGTTGGTGAGAACGGTTATCAAGATGTTCTTGACCATATTGATGGTTCTTTTGTTTTTAATCCTGCTTCTTCGGCTACTACTACTACTGCTACTACTACTACCACCACTCCTCCTACTACTACTATTCCTTCTGATCCGGCAACTGGTGAAACTGATCTTCGTGTAGATAAAAGCACTCAACAGATTTGGGAAGATTATCTTGCAAGTATTGGATGGGAACCTCCTTCTGAACCTGTTTTTTCGGCTAATCCTCCTCCTACTACTACTACCCCTCCTCCTACTGAAATAAATGCTTCAGAAGACGGAAGGCAATTTGACGAATTTGAAATCCGTTTCATAATGCGAAAACAATATGAATGGGGTACAGGAACCGAGAATAGAACAAGGATACTTCAAGGAATACTTGGCTTAGAAATTGACGGGGATTATGACGCTGAGACAAGAGCAGCTCATGTTGCTGCTCAGGCTTTGCCTCAAATGGAAGATACTGGCGGAGTAGTTAATCCTCCGAGTCCTCCACTTCCTGTGAATGTCGGTGATGCAGACCAAACGAGGGTTGGCATTCTAAAGGATGCTTACCAATGGGGCAGAGGAACTGAAGAGAAAACCAGAATTTTACAAGAAACTCTCGGTATGCCAGTTGACGGGTTTTATGGTCCTCAAACTCTTGAGGCTCATAAAGATGCGGTGTTCTCTATTGACGATATCGGTATCCCTATTTTTCCTTCTGCTACAACTACTACTACGCCTCCTGCTACAACTACTACTGTTCCTCCTGCCACTACAACTACTGTTCCTCCTGCTTCGGGGCTTCCTATACAAGTCGGTGATGCAGACGAAATAAGAATTGGCATCTTACAGGATGATTACCAATGGGGTAGAGGGACTGAAGAGAAAACTAGGATTTTACAGGGAGAACTTGGTATATCTGCTGATGGTTTTTACGGTGCTCAAACTCTTGAAGCCCATAAAGATGCACTGTTTGCTTTTGATGATATTGGTATCCCTATTTTTCCTTCTCCTCCTGGTACTACTGTTCCTGCTACTTCTACTGTTCCTCCTGATTCAGGGCTTCCCATTAATATCGCTGATGCAGACCAAACAAGGGTTGGCATCTTGAGGGATGCTTATGAGTGGGGTAGAGGAACTTACGACAAAACCATAATTTTACAAGAAGAACTTGGCATACCGGCTGATGGGTTTTATGGTCCTCAAACTCTTGAAGCTCATATAGATGCTGTGTTTGCCATTGACGATATTGGTTTTCCTACTGCTGATGTTGGTTTTCCTTCTCCTCCTAGCGAAACTGGAGAACCTGTTGTGGGTGGTGATCCGTCTAGTGTTATTGGAGAAGATGCTGGTTCAGCAGGAGTCCCAATAAGCCTTGAAGATTTTGAATCAGATGCAGAATCTTCTCTTATCCCTAATCGAATTGGAAGAATAATTGGCGATTCAACAGGTGCAGTAGAAACTATAATAGTTGATGGGGTGCCGACAGAAACTTTCCTTGAAGAAGATTGGGCAGACATCGCTGCACAAAACGGTTACGGGGCGAGATGGTTACTTCACGCCGAAATAGGACCAATACTAAGACAAGCAACGCAAGAAGGCTGGTTTGATTCCGACACAGGAATACTCCGCTTCCAAGCCGAGATGCGTAAAACAAACTGGTACCAAACACACACAGAAGCGAGTAGACAGTTTCAAATTACCGAAGCGAACGATCCTGCGACAGCCGCTGAACTTATTAGCGACCAAGTGTTGCGTATCCAAATTGCGGCGAACCGTGTTGGGTTAAATCTTCCTGATGAAAGAATGCGTCAAATGGGTCGTGACGCTCATATAGAAAACTGGAGCCAATACGAAGTAAACCAATACGTTATTTTAGAAGCCGACTGGGTAACTGGCGGTGCCGGTGGTGCGGTAGAAGACAACTATCGTGTCGTTGACAAACTTGCAGGAGATTACATGGTCGGTCATTTGATTGACGATGAAACAAGAGATGAGTGGGCTACAGGATTGTGGCTTGGTGATGTTACTGAAGCAGGTATAGTAAACGATGTTGCTTCTTTATCTGAGTCTGCGTTTCCGTCTTTGACTGCTCGTATTCAGCAGGGTTACACGGCGAGGCAGATTCTTAATCCGTTATCGATGGAAGTTTCTCGTTTGTTGCCGGATGTGGGTGTTGTTGATTTTATGACTGATTCTCGGTTCCAACCAATTATTCATCATGTTCAAGAAGATGGTTCTGAACGTATCATGACGGTTGCTGAGGTCGGCAAGCATGTTCGTAATTTGGAAGATTGGCAAACTACTGACGCTGCGAAAGCGTCAGCGCAAGAGTTCGCTGACTTTATAGGTAAGAAGTTTGGGAAGGTAGCGTAATGGCTGAGACAGCAAATGAAATCGTTAGAGATGCGTTAACGGCGTATGGCTTAGAAGGTCTTTTAAACAATGAAGAGTTAGACCTTATAAACCTTTACCAAGACACAGCAGATTTGAACGCTGTTTGGGTAAGGATTAAACAGTCGCAAGAGTATGTAGATAGGTTCCCTGGTATGGCTGCTTTAGCTGCGGCAGGGAGAGCGATCAGTGAAGAAACTTATGTCGCCGCAGAACGACAATACGCTTTCGCAATGTCCTTGTATGGGCTGCCAGCAAATTTTTATGACGGACCAGAAGACTTCGGCAACTTAATAGCCGGTGATGTGGCTCCAAACGAACTTTCTGCTCGTTTAGCGTTAGCTTCAGAAGCAGCGATCTCTGTACCTGCGGAAGTCAGACAACAACTGGAAGACTATTATGGGATTACAGAACAAGATTTAACCGCTTACTATTTGGATCCGGAGAGAGCCACAAATATCTTTGAAGAACGAGAAAGATTCGGAGCAGCTCAAATTGGTGGCGCAGCCATACAAACAGGGATGGGTCCGATAACTCGTGAAAGTGCCGAACGAATATCAGCCTCCGGCATTACTGAGACAGAAGCTCGACAAGGTTTCCAAACTGTAGCGGCTACAACTTTGCAAGAAGAGACAGCTTCAGAACAAGAAGACATAACGGAAACTGATGTGGCGTTAGGTTTGATGGGGATAGATGAAGAGTCTCGTCGTAAAACTGAGGGTCGTCGTCAACGACGGTTAGCGCAGTTTAAGCAATCTGGGGGTCCAGCGGCTACTCAGGCAGGATATATTGGGTTAGGTTCCGCCAACTAGAATAGGCGGATATGAACAGTATTGTAAAAATTATGGGTGCCATAGCAGCCCTTATAACGGCTATGGGTGGTTTAATTGTGGCTATTAACACAATGTTTGGGGATGAGTCTGCACCTCAGCCGATAACAACCATTATTATTCGGGAGCCAGGGGATTACCAAGATTTTGTCGAAAACACGGACCTTCACTATTACGATCAATATAAACAACAATGATGTAGTTTAGGGTCGCTTATATCTGCTATGGTTATTGGTACAAGTCGCTTGCCGTAACGGAATTGCAATAACGTTATGTGAGCAGCCGATAATAAACCGACCACCGCCGTCCTCCACGGTTAGGTGAGACTAACGGAAATAGGAGTGGAACATAGATGAATGAGGAAAACGAATCCATCGTAGAAGAAGGTACCGGAGAAACACGCAACTTTCGTAGAGTGTTGGAAGATCGCGCTAAGGAAGCTGAAGCGAGAGCTGAGGCAGCCGAAAGCGAACTTACTACGTTCAAAAAGAATGAGGCGTTTCGTGAAGCAGGGATCAATCCAAATGATCCTCGTCAATCATATTTCGTTAAGGGATATGAAGGTGAGGCAAGTACGGAAGCGATCCGTAATGCGGCTCTTGAGGCAGGGTTTATTGACGGGAACAGCGTTCAAGCGTTTGACCAGTCAACTACTCCTCGAAGTATGGAACCTGTGGAAACAGTTACATACCGTGAGGAACTTATGGCTCAACAAAGAGTAGCTAATGCTAGTGTCGAAGGTTTGCCGGTTGCCCAACCTGACCTAAGGGAAAGGTTGACATCCGCTAAGTCCGCTGAGGAACTTAAAGCTCTTTGGCAGTCTAATGGTGGTTCTGTAAACGTTCAGGATTAGATTTTCCTCCCGTTCCTTACAATGAGGTAAATTACAATGGCTTATACACAAAAGTCCAGCCTTGATATAGATCAGGTTGCTTTTCAACAGTTAGCCTACTTTGCTTTCCGCGCTCAACCCCTTCACTCTGACTATGCGACTGTTCGTGCTACGAAACAGTCTCATCGTGGAAGTGGTGTGACGTTTACAAAGTACGGCGATCTTTCGCAAGCAACTTCTGCTCTCACTGAAACCAGTGATGTAACCCCAGTCGCAATGACTGACACTCAGGTTACAGTTAACTTGGCTGAATACGGCAATGCCGTAGAAACAACCGCTGCCCTTCGGGGACAAGCATATTTAAATGTTGACGAAGATGCCGCTAACGTCATCGGTTACAACGCTGCTGATTCTTTGGATAAAGTAGTCGCCGATATCGCTTACGCTGGCTCTAGCGTCGCTTACATTGGTCAATCATCTCGTGGTGCTTTAACTGCAAGCAACAAGATAACATCTTCAGCGATTCGCGAAGGTGTTGCTAACTTGCGTGGCAGTAGCGCTCCTACTTGGGGTGCCAACTATGTTGGTTTCATCCATCCAGATGTTGCTTATGACCTAATTGAAGGTACAGCTACCACTGATCTTCGTTCATTCCAAATCCGTTCGGATGCAGATAACGTAAGAAAAGGTGAAATTGGTACCTTCGATGGCGTAACGTTTATTCAAACCCCACGCGCACTTCTTGTTGCCGATGGTGGTAACAGTACCGTTGACGCTTACGGAACCCTAATCATGGGTCAAGAAGGACTCGCACACGCTTACAGCACCATGTACGGTGCTGAACCACAAGTTGTGTTTGGTCCTGTTACTGACCGGCTCCGTCGTTTCCAATCTGTAGGTTGGTATGCGATGTGCGGTTATGGACGTTTCCGCGAGGAAGCTCTCTATCGCATTGAGTCAGCTTCAAGTATTGGTGCTAACTAATAATTGAGGCTTAAAGGATAGTGTGATGCCGGTCCAGGACATAAAGTCAGCTGTGGCGGTTGTTCTGGACTGGTCACACTTTCGTGTAATATGAAATACGCAAAGAAAACAAAGAAAAAGGTACGTCGTCCGAGGAGGTCGAAACGGTGAGTGGCAAATACGCTTCTGTTGGTTTTATCACCAGAGGTAAGGGTTCTAAGAGGGACACGCCTATTCATCGCGATAGTGACGGTTCTGTTGGGGGTGTTCGTACTGAACATTGGGATGGTCGTGTTGACGCTAAGGTTGTCCCTGAATCTGTGGAAGTTAAAGTTTTGCAGGGAAATGGTGAAGGCTAATGGCTGTTACAGCTTCGGGTTTATTTTTACCCACGTTTATAGATGTTCTTGATGGTACGCAGTTAGCAGTTAATGTCGCTAGTGACACTTTGAAGTGTGCGATGATTACTAACAGCTCTACCCCTAATTTTGATACGCATGATCATTGGAGCGATTTGTCTTCTAATGAGGTGAGTGGTACTAATTATACTGCTGGTGGTGCTTCGCTTGCTTCTGTTACTTTGACTGGTAGTTCTGGCACGATCAAGTTTGACGCTAATGATGTCGCTTGGTCTTCTTCTACTATTTCTAGTGCTAGGGCTGCGGTTATTTATGATGATACTTTGACGAATGATCCGTTGATTTGTTTGGTTAATTTTGGTGCGGATTATTCTAGTGCTAATGGCACGTTTACTATTACTTGGAATGCTTCAGGTATTTTTACTCTTGATTTGACTCCGTAGGAGGG